CACCACCACCACCACCACCACCACCACCACCACCACCGTCCTGTAGCCTCGCACATGTCCTAACATGTTGCGAGGGCATCACCAGTATAACTATGTACCAACTAGTGCTGAGTATCATGAGATTGCTAATCCAATCATATCCCCAATTAAGGGAGTTAACATGCGTTTCCCAAAGACCATGGTTCAAACACAGGTCCGAGCTGCACAACTCGGACCTTTACTCCGGAACTTGCATCCCGTAGTTCCAGACAATGGGTGGTATAACACTGTGGCCGCTTTTCGTAAGCGTTGTAATTATTACAATGCTTCTAGGGCCACACCTAAGATCATATCTAACAGTCTAGGGTTTATCAAGCAGTTGGTTCCTGTTCAGCTAGAAAGTTTCGATTGGACCGAAAATCTTTACCGAGAATGGCTCTCCAAGTTTGGTTTCGAAAAACAGGGGAGAATGGAGGCTGCGTTACACCGGTTGTGCACAGCCAACATCAAGGACTATTCGAGGAAAGATGTTTTCGTGAAAGTTGAAGCTTTGCTAGTTACTCACAAGCCTAATTGGGCACCTCGTGTCATCTTTAAAGGCACTGACCTGTACAATGTTATTTCTGGGCCCATTTTTAATGAGCTCATGCGCAGGTTTGACATGTGTCTTGAGGGAATGACCGGGCCTTATAGGTTCAGAACCAGCTACAAGAAAACACCTCTAGACTATACTAGTCATCTAGAGAAAAGAGAAGAGGACGAATATTGGCTCGAAGCTGATTTTTCATCCAACGATAAGTTCCAATGCAGTGACGTCATGCTTTTGGAAGTGGCTTTCATGAGGACGTTGGGATGCCCTGAGTGGTTTGTTCGCCTTCATCTGAAGACGAACAAGTTCACAGTTAAGTCAAATAAACATGGCATTTCAGCTAGTCTTGAAAACCAGCTTCCAACTGGCGCTACTGATACGACATTTCGAAATACGTTTTGGAATGGTTGTATTCTTTGGACCTTTTTGAAGGTTGCGAAAATCCGCTCTTGTCGAGCAATGATTTTGGGTGATGACATGCTTGCAGTTGTGCGAGGCGTTTGTAAGTACGCAGTCAAAACATACTCTTCCATAGCTTCTGAAGCACTTATGGAAGCTCAGGTGTTGCGACATAACGGGTTATGGAAGGCTACCTTCCTTAGCAAGTTTTTTGTTCCGTCTGCTGATGACCAGCACCTCACGGTCCCCATTTTAGGGAAGGCCCTTGGCAGATTTAACATGCGTGCAAACAATAACCAAGCGGTTTCTGATAACGCCTATATGGCGGGCAAGTCTATTGGTTATGCCTATGAGTTCCGATTCTATCCAACTATAAGGAATTTGTTTTTGGAGAGGTTCAAACATGAGTTTAGTTTGCTGCCGCTG